ATTGAAAAATGATTTTGAAGTTATATTTTTAGCATATTGAATTCAAATTTTATTTGGAGGGATTTGTTTGGAAAAAGCACTTGACATATTTCTTAAATTTGTGCCAATTTTTGCAGTTTTAGTAAGTTTATACAAAATAGTGAAATCGTTTGATGATATAAGGAAAGATGTAAGAGAACAAAAGATTGAAAGTCGTTTTATTTTTCGTGCACTTTTTGCTTCACTTAATGGTTTAGAACAACTTGGAGCCAATGGTGAAGTCACTAAAACAAGGAAAAGTTTAGAAGAATATCTTATTGACAAAGAATGACTTGGAGGTTCAAATGGTTATAAATGAAAAATTTATTGAATTAGGCCATCCAAATAGACCTGGAATAAAATTAAAAAGAGTTATAGCTAGAATATGGCATGGTACTGCTAATTTTAATTTAAGTGCAACTGACGAAATGCATGAAAAATATATGGGTAGAAAATTTAAAAAGATTTGGAATTCTAAAACAAATCGATATGATATTTTTGAAGTTAATGGTAAACCTTTTGTGTTTGGTGGAGCACATGTTTATATTGACAAAGATTCTGCAACAATAACAGCACCATTGGATGAGGTAGTTTGGGGTTGTGGTGATCGGCAAATGCCATATCAAATACATACTCCTAATATTGAAGGATATAAAGGTCAAAGGAAGCTTGCTTATACACTTTTTAATAATATGAATAATTCTTATACTTGGAATATTGAGCTATGCATGAATGATATGAATAATTGGGATAAAGTTCTTGATAATGCAATTGAATTTGTAAAAATTTATATGCCAGGATTAGATAAATATGATTTACGTCATTATGATTTAACAAATAAAATATGCCCATCTCCTTTTGTTAATTTAAAAATAAAAGAAGTTGATCCGCGATGGGTAGAATTTAGAAACAGATTAAGGAGTGCATTATCGTGAAAGACAGGATGCGCAATGGCTCGCTTCATTCTAGATTAATTATAATTAATGCAATAGTGATGGTGTGGATGATTGTAGCATTAATGTTTCTTGCTGTGCTAAAAAAATTTGAATCACAATATTTTTGGGTGTCTTTAGCCGGTATTATTGGTGCAATTGTTGCATGCGCTTCGTGGGCACATAGTGCTAGTGAAAGGAGGAAAACTTTAGAAAATGTCGAAAGTGTTAAAAGAGAAACTAAGTAAATATTCATTTGCTTTTATAATCATCCTGGTGTTAATCCTAGGGATTTTTATTGGGCGATATATATATCCTAAAGAAGTTATAGTTAAGGTCCCTGAAGTTAAAGTAGTGACACTGGATGGTAAAGAAACTATTAAGACAGAAGTAGTTTACGTTGAAAAAAAGTCTGAAGAAAACACTGATGTTGAGTTAAATGTTGCAAAGCAAACAATTAATGTCAAACTAAATGATAAATCGTTTGAGATAACACCAGAGTTTATTGAAGAGTATAAATTTGATAAAGGTTAGTGTTTAGTCAGTCTTCTAGTTTTGATTTAAACATTAAGGTTCCAGAGCAAAAAAATGGTATTGGTCTTGGATTATTGGCAACAAATAAAAGTATTAATGGCTTGGTATCAATACCTCTTAAAAAGAACGAATTGTTAATTGATGTTGGTTTTGATTATAATGATGGCAAAGAATATGGTTTAGGTTATATATTTAGATTTTAGGTTAGAACTTAGTTTCTAGCCTATTTTTTTGCAAAATATAATATTTTTTGTCTTAGCCTATTTACAATTAACACCAGCGTGTTATAATAGAATTAAGAAAAGCAAAACGTTGGAGGTAAGGGAAATGAGAACCAGTAAAAAAATGAAACTCTTTGAACAAATACATGAAGAACTCGCAAAATACAGAAAAGAAATAGACCCTATTATTAAACAAATGATTGACAACAAAGAAATCAACAGTGGTTGTTATTACAACTATATGTCTTATCATACTGGAGGATATCACGCCTATGCAAGAATAACTGATAAATTAACCTCCGCTAAAAATTACCGGAATGCTTGGAACAGCATTTCAATCTGGAACTGGAATTATGCTTTAACCTCATTGCAAGAAAACCGAAAAAACGCCGAGCAATTTATTCAAGACATTCGAGCCGGCAAAATCGTTCATGGTAAGTATGGTTATACATACGAACAAATTAAAGCAATGGAGGTGACCCAATGACACAAGAGCAGGCATTAGAAAAAGCGCGAGAAGCTATTTGTTTTTTAAACTTAGGTGATATCGAATATGAGTGTCAACGGCGCGGTATTAAATTAACTAAAAAACGGAGCTTAATGGAACAAAAATTAATTAAAGCCCTCACAAAAGAACATTTAAGCAAATGACTGAAAGGAGCGGAAGAAATGTTATCAGTTAAAAATCTCGTAAGAGAAGAATTAAAAATTAATCCGTTACCGTTGGTTTTGGCAAACGAACTATTAGAGGAGTATAAATTTGAAAAAACACTAGCTTTTGAGTATTTCAACAACTGGCTAATATCTAACGACCAAGGAACAAAAGATACTGAATATTCAAATTGGAAATATCATATCGCCCGCGCTTCGGTGTATAAAGACTTACTAATGCATGGTGCTCCTGCGGAACATAAACGCTTAACTGAATGGGATTTGCAGCAAGGTAATGAATCCTAACCCGGCCAGCGCGCCGACCCGTCGCCGGATACGGCTATGATGAGTCCTTGAAATAGGACGAAACGGGAGGGAATAAAGGATGCTAAAATCCGATCTTGTCGAACTGAAAGTAAACCTATCCGGAGCGGCAAACTACATAAATAATCGACTCGAAACCGCTGAGGGGTTGGAAAAATGCTCCCTGGAATATCTACTGCCCTTGATTGAAAAAGCAAAGGAAATTGCTATGTTAACTGAGGAATTAAAATAACCAGACCGGCCTAGCCGGTTTTTGAGGGAAAGGAGGAATCGGAGTGTTAAAGCTTTGTCCAAACTGCGGAACCAAACTATTGTTTGTCAACGGCAAAATAAACAGCTATCAAGATCACAACGGCAACGCGATTACCGAATGCCCGAATGTTCGAAGGATTTAACCAAGCCGGAGTAATCCGGTTTTTGGTGTAACGAAAGGAGAAACTGTGGACGAAAAGGCAAGAATTGAGGAATTAGAAAAGACTCTTAGAACCATCTATTTGTATATATACAATGTTGAAAGAATGGCAGATGAAGCTGATAAGGTCATGTGTGGAACCGGGCAAATTAGAACCATGATATCCAGGGTTCATCCGCGCTTTAAATGGCCCGAAGAAGATCGGGAAGAGTTTGAAAATCTAGAGAATGATAGGGGTAGATTTTTTCAGGCAGGGAGAAGATAAAATGGAAAACAAATTAAAAGTAAATAACGTAAATATTTTTAGTCAGAATAAAATTTCTGACTATTTTTATGCGTAAAATGTGTTTACAACTGCACTGCACTATGATATAATAGGTTTAGATAAAGTTTGGTCTAAGTGAATAAAAATGCAATATCAGAAGTAATTAATAAAAGAGAGGAGAACTTATGGAAAAAGAAAAAATTAAAAAGTTAAAATTAGAAGTAGAATTTGATGACCAAAACGATGCCGTAAGTGTGTTGTATGAGGAAGTTAATGAAAAAAACAAAGTAGTTAAATCGACAAGGCGTTATGTTAAACAAAAAAGTGCAAATCCAAAGTTTAAGAATGTAGATCGCAGAAAAGACTATCGTTATAGAACAAGTGAAGTAGTAACTTATAAAATAGATGAAAATGGTAATCGAATAAGTAACTGGGTTAAATTCACAAAACAAAAATAAGGGCAGCAATGCCCATTCTTTTTTAAGAAAAATATGCAAAAACTTTGAAAAAACTGTTTACAATTTTTGTAAATTAGTTTATAATGTCTTATGTAATACATTTGCAAGGTGGTGATAGTCATGAATAAAGCGTCTATTATCGCGGAAATGAATTACATACAAGCAAAATTTAATAACGGTGCCAAAGTTCATTTATTTGCAAATATTGTTTCTGTTATTTTTGCAGAATTGTCTTTTGCAAATAAAGATACTGGTGAGATTCCCGATAGTAGATACAACAAGATCAGAACTCAGATTGTTGAACTTGAAAAACTAATTGATAATGGAGGAATGTAAATTGAAAAGGCTTGGAGAAAGGGCACCACTTTTGATTAATGAAATGAAAGCTAGGGTGTCAAAAGAATTTGCTGATGGTAGACTTCCTAAGGAAGGTCTTGATGAAATCTGCAATTTACTCTCCGAGGTAGAACAAACAATTGAAAAATGGGGTGTAGATGGTGAAAGTTCCAAATCTCGCAAAAGAGATCGCTTTGGAGATAGAAAGATTCGAAGTGAAAGCAAAGAAGTATCAAGGCAAAGCAAATGAACTTAGAGAAAAACTCAAAACAATATTTCCTAAGTTAGAGACTGATAAGTTTGTTGTAGACGATGGCCAAAACAAAGTACTAAAAGCGCAATTAATTGATGGGTCTTCTGTTGTTTACAATAAAGATTTCTTAAAAGCAAATTTACCGAAAGAAGTATATCGCAAGATTCTTAAGATTTCAATTGACAATGGTTTAGTTGATAAAATATATAAACAGGGATTGATTCCTTTTAAGATATTAAAGAAATCTGCTTCGTTAAGGTCATCAATTAGATTAGTTATTCAAAGGGTTGCAAAAGAACAGCAAGTTGATAAAAATATAAAATAAAATAACAAATTGGAAAGGTAAGTATTATGGATGCTTCAAATAAGATCGCTTGGTGATTTAGAAGTATCGCCAGGTGATTTTATTTTTATTATGAAATGGATAGTATTAATGAATATTTTTTGAAGCTCAGGTGCCAAACCTGGGCTTTTTATTTTGCTTGAATAAAAACAATATATGAAATGTATTTATTATTATATGGGTATTATGTTTTATAAATTATGAGGTGACTAAATGAATGTCCTAGAAGTGCTTGACAATTACAAATTGCTTGAAGGTGCTAGACTAGCTAATGAAGTT